TTACGTCGCTGCGCAGCCTGCCGTTTGTCGGAAGGATCGTAATTGTTCCACAGCCTGCGCGCCTTCCACACCAGCGGTGTATCGCCGACGAGCCTTTCGTGCGCGTCGGTCAACTCATTGATCATGTGCAACAGCTCGTCATAATCGTCTTCGTCGAGTTCTACTGTTCCGGAATCCTCGTCCAGTAGCAGCTCTAACTCTTCTTCGAGTTCCTGATCAGTCATTTTTCGTTCTCCTCCACCTAAAGAACACCTTCACGAAACCACCTAATCGCCTGCGGATTGAGCTTGCCATTGCGGCGAAGCTCGACTGACAGCGGCGCCGAAACCGCCCAGGCCCGGCCGCGCTCATAGCTCCATTGATCATTCGGGTGCCACGTCGCATAGGCGTCGCGATAACCGCGACCAGATCGCAGGTCGGCAGCGCCGAGCGCGAAATGCGGTGCGTCCATGATCTCTTCGACTGTGGCCGGAATAACTGGAACCTGATCGCGATCGCGTTTCATTCTGCGGCACCAAAAATTCGCGACATGAAACTCGCACACTCGCACACTGCGAAAATGTGCGAATGTGCGAGTCTCACGACGGTTCTTACAAAAGCCGCTTCCATGCATCCTCGAATTGTGAGCGTCGGTAGCCGCCGCATGTCTTGGTCGAGCGCTTGGTCGGATGCATGCCGTGGATCGGCCGAATACCGAACGGCCGGAGCAACGCCGCGAGCTGAATCTGATTGATCGGCCCCTTGCCGCGAAAATTCGCCCACTCGCCTGACGGATGCCCTGCAAGCGCCTTGCAGACGCTCTCCGATGTCCGCTCCTTGGCGTTGCCCCACACATCCCGCAGCGCCGCGAACAGCCGCTTGTTCTCGCTCGGTTCATCGCGGCCGACTTCCAACTCCAGCGCCGCTTTCCGCGCCCGCGCGGACCACTCGCCGCCGGCGAGGTCGGCAATCGCGAACAGCATCTTCCAATTCATGCGGACACGGTTGTTGAATCCTGGCGGAAATTCCGGCGCTGCTGCCTTTAAGGCCACAGCATTATCGACCGCCAAGCGCTGAAGCTTACGCCGGATGGTCTTGAACTCGGCGTCGTCCAGCTTATCGAACTCCTCGACCACCTCACTTGCGAGCTTCGGCCATACAAGACAGATGATGCATCGGCTCGCTGTCGTGTCCGGCATCTTCATCCCGCGCATGCCGATCAGCTGCGTGCCGTAGATATCGTATTCGACAATCTCGCCGCGCGAGCCAGTGCGCGGAATCTTGACGCCGTTATTGGCCCAGCTGGCATTCATGATGAATGCCAGCACCGTGCGCCGCTCGAACAAAGAGTCTGCTTCGTCGAGCACCGGTGTCGGCCGCAGCCGATCGATGATGCGAAACAGAACGGCGCCGGTCACCTCGACTGCCGGGTAACCACGCTGCACGATCCAACGCAGCACGTCCAGCGCCGCGCTCTTGCCGGCGTCCCGCTCAGGGAATGTGAAGACCAGCTTAGGCGCGTAGACCGCAATCTCGACCAGGTAAGTGAAAGCCCCCCACAGCACCGACGCCGTGACGATGGCATCAGGCGCCACCACGTAGCGCCGGAACTTGGCCTCGATCTCCGCGAGCAGCTCCGCGGCATTCACTGGATCGGGCCATGGCTCTAAGTCTTCCGGGATCGTACGCTTGGCGCAATAGATCGTGAATTCCTCGACCAGGACTGCATAATCCTCTTTCAAACGCTTAGCAGCTTCGCGCAGCCGCGTCTCATGCGTCAGCTTCGGCAGGTCGGCGATCTCGGCAAACACGGCCTCGCGCTTCTTTTGCTTGGCCTCTTCCTCGCGCTTGACGCGCTCGGCTTCCTTGACGGCGCGCTCAGCCTCCTTAACAGCGTGTTCAGCCTCCTTACGGGCTTGCGCCTCGTCCTGGCGGGCGCGCTTATCCTCGCGCTCTTGCTTTTGCTCGGCACGCCGCTGCTCGGTCTGTTCGGTCTGCCGCTTCTTCTCGGTTTCCTTGATGACAGCATCGACCGTCTTTTTGAGCGTGGCACTATCGACGTAACCATCGAGCGCGACGTAATACATCCACTCGACCGTGGGCAGCCGCGCCAGCCGCTCGGCCTCGATCCTCAGGCGACGGGGACGCTCCTCCTCGGGTGCGGGGGAGGAACGGACGGTGACGGTCATTGCGGTCACCATCGGGTCCGGACGAGCATGGCATGTCTGCCGGTCGTCGCGGGTTTTCCACTGATTTTGTTCTGAACGGGGATTCCGAATCGAACCGCCGTGACTAAAATGGCGACATCCTTTGGCATGCCTAACTCCATGCTTAGGGCTAGAGATCGGACGCTGCCTCAGAACCAGCGGACGGTCTCGATTCTGTGCACGATGCCAGATTCGCCCTCGCGATCCGAGCCCAGAATTTCATCCAGAATTCTCATCCACAGATTCGACAGTCAGCTTGGTTTGCAACCACCCTGGCGCGCCGCTGTTCGAACTGCTCGCGCTGGCTGGCAAGCCGGTGACGCGCCGGGAACGGAGGCTTGCTCGCGGACCGCCCCGCCCTGTGCGACTGTGGTGCCGCCTATGCGAGTTCGGAGAGGGGGGCGCTACCTGCTAGCCCGGCTTCAAAGACGCATTCAGCGTCCGTAGGCGCCAATCCTTGCCGCCCCAGGCGCAAACAATGCGAGATCGATCGCATCCCCACACAACGCCCGGTAATCGCCATCGTAGAGCTGTTAGCTGTGCTGACTCTCTATATAAGGGGGGTCTCAATGGACCCTCTTTTTCCCTTCTCACCCCCTCCTACCTCTAACAGGTAAACATACATATCCCCATATATATATAATAGTTGATATTATTGAATAAGTGAGGTTTACGAAGAATTGAAAACTTCCAAAAACGTTTCTCTTTTTTTTGGGGTTCGTCGCCACATTTCGAACATATTTTCTGGCCGACGGGTTAAACATGCCTACACATGCTTATGGTCGGTTTTCGGTTGGTAACCGTGACCGGTCCACTCGATCTCGCCCGCCTCGACGAGTTGAGCCAGGATGTCTTTGATCTCCGGCGACCGCAGACGCCCCTTCAGGAACATCTGGATGTCGCGCGGCTTCACCGGCCCCTTGCGATGCACGTAAGAGGCAATCTTGGCCGTCATCTCGCTGCGGTCGTTCCGCGGCAGGAAGTCCTGCATCACGGCTGCCGTTTCCAGACCGGTCAGGCGAGCGATGGCGACTCCCCACTCCATGTCGAAAAGATCGACAGCCGCCCCGCGCCCCCACCGTCCGGCAGCACGGATGGTCGCCAGCCGGATCGCCATCTCGCCGCAGCGGGCAACATAGACGGCGGTCTCCGGGTGCTCGTCCGCCTGCTGCTCAAGAAGCCGCAGAAAATCCATGTAGCAGGCCCGTGCCCGATCGCTGGCCCAAAGCAGCGCGTCGGGCACGAATTGCACTTCGGGGTCCGCGATATGCAACAAGCTCTCCGGACCCGACCACAGATAGAGCCGGTGCAAAGCGTCGGCGAGTGCCCGCGGAACTGTGAAGGGATCAAGCGCCGGGTCAGTATCCTCCGCGCGCCGCGTGGTTCTGAGCACGAGGAAGCGGTTGAGCAGTCCGTTCCCGACGCTTTCACCTTGAAGAGCTGCCAGAAACTCATCGGGCGTCGACATGCCAAGGATCGACATCGCCGGGCACGAGACCGGGGCCACGGACTTTTTCAGATCGGCCCAGGCCGGCGCCTCCAGCGTGCCGAAGGACACCCCCCACAACGTGCGCAGCAGCTCGCCGACGGCACGCTCGTGGCTGCTGGCCTTGCTGTCGGTCACGGCCCTGATGACCGCGCCGACCTCGTCCTGCAGGCACAGCATCAGCGGCCCGACACTTAGACGCTGGAAGATCGAGCTGCCGGAATGGAACCGTGACGGCCCGATATGTCCTTCCGCCTTGCAGGCGCGCATCAAGCGCCGGCTGGCGTCAAAAACGTGCTGTTTGCCGAACCCGCTGCCGGCAACCGGTACGACGTAAAGATGGGTGGCCGAACGGGTTGGACCCGCGACGCGACGACCGATCAAGGTGCCGACAATGGTGACGGCGGCGCCGAGCGCCAGCACCCGGTTCGGCCGGCGCGCCGTGCCGGTGATCCGGTCAACGATATCGCCAACCACCCCCGGCACATGGGTGAAGCGTTCCAGCTCGTCCACGGCCGGTACAGGCGGCGCGGTGCACCCGGACAGCGTCCCCTCCCCGAAGTCGCCTGGACGGCCTTCCCCGGCCCGTCTGCCAGCCTCCTCGCGGTCCTCATCAGCGGCGGGAGCGGCGGGTGACACCAAGCCGGAAACGTCGATCTCGACGCTGAAGCCGAGACGTTCCGCCAGGAACCGGAACGCGGTATCGAGATCGCAACCGTCAGCTGTCATCACGAGGTCGAGCGGCGTATAGCCTTCGTCGGCACCGAAGTCCTTAATCCCGAGCGGCGAAATCTTGAGATTGCGGTGCCGCTTCTCCGGCTCGCGCCCGGTGGTCGATGGCCGCCAGATCGGCACCGCCTCGTAGCCGCCGCGGGCCGGACGGCAGCGATACAGGCCAAGCTTCGGGACCCAGGCCGCAAGATTGCCGAGCGCCAGATCGTTGAGTTGCCGGTGCGGCGTATCCTCGCCATTGGTCCCGTTGCCTACATGCGGCGGCGGATCGGGCTGGTAGCCAAACGGCTCCAGCCCCGCGGTGATCCGGTTAGCAATGTCGGCGGGCAACTCGGGCAGCTTTTCCGGCTCGACATCGAGCAACGTTTCACTGCCGGTCCAGCGGTAGGGTAGTCCCGTTTCCGGATGAATGGTGGGCGGCAGCACCGTCTGCCGTCCGGCCGCGATCAGATCCACCACCCGCCGCCCGTCGATGTCCCAGCTACGCGAAGTAATGCCGGACCCACGATAGAACAGCGTCTCGCCTTTTTGACCGGCCTTGCGCACCGCCGATGCCGGCAACAGCTCCATCAGTGCAGCGCGGATCGTTTCATTGACGGTATCGATATCGACAGCAACGAGCCCGCGATAGCCGCCAATCACACCAATGCCGGTATCGCCCGCGGCCCAGCGCGCGCGCTCACTTTCCGCCGGCGGACCGTCGTTGAAGCGTTTCTGCCAGTTGGCGAGACCGATCGACATGCCAGCAAAGAAGAAACCCGGCTTCTTGGTCCCCGGCATGATCGGCACCGCTGCGAAGCCGCGCTCGATCAGCTTATCGCCATAGATTGCGTAGGAACCCATGCGATGCACTCCTCAAAACGGCGGATTGTTTTCGTTGTCGAGGATTTTCCGGCGCAATACCTGCTCGAAGCCGGTGAACATGCGGCGCACAAATTCGCGCCATTCCTGATCGGTGAGCCGCGCCAAGTCGGTCGTGCCGACCTCTTCGAGGTAGCGGCCGGCTTCGGCAGCGGCTTCGAGAGCCGCCGCCTCTTCGAAGGCGTCGAGGACGGAACTGGGCATTTGGTGAAGCCTCCCGGCAGAGCGATGGCAGTCCGAATTGTCACAGAGCCAGATCGTCGGGCCGTCGCGGGTAAGCCAGCCACGCAACGGCGCATGGCCGAGCCACACCGCCCGCCGGCGGCAGACCGCGCATACGGTCGGCGAAGTCGTAGCGAAGCGCTGTCTGATGGTGCTCAAAACGGCACCTCGTCCCCGATCGGCTCGCTCCTAAGCTTGTCGAAAGCGAATTCGCGTGACCTCGTGACCCAGGAATTGAGATGACGATCGATCTCGACCACGGCACCGTCACTGCGCGCCACGCGCCGGTCCGACACGTTCCACCAACGATCGTTACGATAGATTGCAATCTCGACGGCACGGCCGAGCTCAGCGGACCGCCCAACGGCCTCCGTCACGGTCGCTGGCGCGGGTGCCAAGCCACCAAACGCGAACCACCACTTTTCTGCACGGGCGCGCGCATAGCCTAGGTGTTCAAAGCATACATACTCGTCATGGGACGTTGCCAATCCAGCAACATACGACACGCGCATAGTCGGCGGCGCTGACGGGTCGCTGCGCTTGTGATGGACGAAGAAACTAGTGCGTGTCACCGGCAGCCAGCTCTGGCCAGTCGAAAGTACCGGCGTCGCGTCGGCGAACGTTGCGTGCTTCGGTTTTGGCATTGGCTTCGGCCATTCGAAGCACAGCAGGCACAGGCAGCGGCATTAAGCGAATTGATCTCCTGGCACTGCGGGCACACGCGAGCGCGCACCGTGTCAGGCCTGACCGCCGCATCCGCTTTGCTTTGGATGTTATCGATGCTGACGCGATCAACCGGCCCATGCCGGTAAACATTTTGCGCGAAGTCGGCGATCAGGCAATCGACCTTGCCAGGAGCCTTGCGGCTGCCGCGGCCAATCATTTGAACGTACAAGCCGGTTGACAAGGTCGGCCGCAACATCACCAGCATATCGATGCCCGGCGCATTGAACCCGGTCGTCAGCACGCCGACGTTGACGAGCGCCGTAATGTGACCGGCCTTGAAGGCACGCAAGATGTGCTCGCGCTCATCAGTCGGCGTCTCGCCGAACACTGCTTCGGTGGTGACACCGCGCGCTCTCAGCGCGTCGCGTACATGCTCGGCATGACTGATGCCGGTACAGAACACGAGCCACGAGCGCCGACCGGCGCCGAGCTTGACGATTTCATTGCAGGCACCGTTGACGATTGCCTCGGTATCCGCAGCGTCCTGCAACTCGCTCTCGATAAAGTCGCCACCGCGCCGGCCAACGTTCGAAACGTCGATCCGGGTCTGAGTTGCCTTCGATGCCAATGGCGCCAGCCAGCCGTCACGAATCCCCTGCGCGATGTCGTAATCGTAAACAACATCGTCGAAAATCTTACCCTCGCCTTCATCAAGGCGCCCGGAATCCAAACGGAAACACGTTGCACTAAAGCCGCACACCCGCAGATCAGGAACGGTTTCGCGCAATGTCCCGAGAGTCGTCCGATACATGCCATCGCCCGCATGCGGCACTAAATGGCATTCGTCGATCAACACCAGATCGCGCGGACCCAACACAGGTGGATTGCGAAACACACTTTGAATGGAAGCAAAGATAATCCGATGCCCGTAGTCACGCCGGTTAAGTGCGGCGCAGTTAATGCCGAACGGAGCGTCGGGCCACAACGCGATCAGATGCTCAAGGTTTTGCTCGATCAGCTCATGCACATGAGTGAGCGCCAGGATTCGCAAATCCGGAAACCGTTGCAGAACGTCGCGGATAAGCCACGCGATCAGCAGGGACTTGCCGGTGGCAGTGGCAAGGCTAATCAATGGGTTGCCGCCACCGGCTGCCCAGTAGGCGTCAAGCGCGTCGAGCGCCTGACGCTGATATAGCCGCAGATCGAAGGTCATTTGCTGCGATGCCACGGCGCGGTGCCGGCCGGACCGGGACGTGCCGGACCTTGAGCCTTTGGAGCCGGAGCGACAGCCGGTTTTGCCATCCCCTGAGCCGCTTGCTGCGAGGACACTGCTTGAGCAGTTTGCTGCGAGGATGCAACTGCTGAGGATGCAGCTGCTTCGGCTGCTTCGTTATTGCCAAGCGCACACACCTTCACGACACGGTTCTTGTCGGGATAGGCGCCGGTCGTGTCCTTCTCGATCGCGACGCCGATCCGCACCGGATCCACAGCAACGGCTCGACGCTTTGCAATGGCGTCGCGCAGCCAACCGCGGTGATGATCGAATTGAGCATCTTCTGGCCGTAGAACTGCGCTCCGGCCTTCGGATGCAGGAAGCTGATGTTCTGCCACAGCTGCCTGTTTTCGTGCTCGCCCTCCGTGATCTTCCAAACCAACGTCAGCTGGTAGCCGTTACCGGTTTTCGGTGGTGCGATCCGGCCCTCGATTGCCTGGGCCACATATTCACCGGGCGGCAACAGATCGAAATCGCTGCTCTCATCCGGGTTATAAGGATTGGGAAATTCCATCGACATATAGTCAGTTCTCCTTTGCTTAGGTTGCTTCGGTTTTGCCGGTCTGCTGGTCCGCCCCGGCATGCGGTTTGGGGAAGTATGGCGCGAGCGTTGCGCCATAATCGAAACCCTTGGGAACGATTATTTTCGGCGGCAGGCCGTAGCGGTTTTTTGCCACGAAGCTTGGCCGCGCCTCGAAGTGCAGCCAGCGGATCGAGCCGCCATCGGCACGGGCACGCTTTTTGCCGAACCCGGCGTCCTCGGTCTGAATATTGAGATCCGGTGCCAGGAACCCGATCACATCCATGTTGTCCTGAATCAGACCACGGGCACGCCTATGCAAGCGCAGCTGATAGGACGTGTAGGACGCCGCGCGCGGATCATTGATGGTCTCGATGGCACTGTGGGCCAGCAGGACGACAATCATGCTGCGGTCGCGGCGCAGGAAGTCGAGCGCTGCCAGGAGATCGAGCCACCATTGGTCGACCACGACATAGCCCTTGCCGAAACCCGGCGCTTCGATCGAAACCCAGCCCTGGGAAGCGCACACGTCACGCCAGACCATCGCTTCGAGCGCATCGAGACTGTCGATGACTACGGTACGATAATCGTGCGGCTCGGCAGCGAGCGCCGTCAGCGCATCACGAACGGCCGGGAAGGTATCGAGCACCCCAAAGGTGCTGATCATCAATCCGGAGGGACAACCATCTTCCGTCTGTAGAAACACAGGCCTCGGAAACGCGGCGCCAAGCGTAGTTTTGCCAACGCCCTCTGAGCCATGCACCAGCAGACGCGGCGGCAAGGTCGCGGTCGTAATGCCGATGTCAGCAAGCTTCATTGTTTTGCTTTCGGATACTTGTTCGGCTGCGATGCATTTCAATTTGTGTTTGCGCCACGCATGTTTCAGCAGTTGCTTGAGACCGTGGACGCCATCCTTGGGTCGGCCCGCAGACGGATGATAAAATCAGCTATAAGCGCGCGATGCCCATGGCAGATCAGTCACGTGTTACATCGATCACGACGAAATCAGTGCCGCATTTGGTGCAACTCAACGCTAACAGGTGAGGCATGTGGAACTCGTCCACATTACGCAGTCGCACAACCCCACCGCAGTGGTCACATGGGCGCGGGTGATCGCCCAGCGGAACCCAATTGACCACTTGAAGAGGGCTCATCTGAATGATGTTGTCAGTGTTGATGATCATGGAACATCCTCCTGGAATGAAAGAAGGCGCCGCCCCCGCGCGGGGACGACGCCTGGAATTCGTTCAACGCTCTTTTGGTCGAAGCACCTGCGAATAGTTTTCAAACCCGAAGTGAGCGTCCGCCTTATACCAATGCTTGCGGAAAGTATGCTCCTTTGCCAGTTCTTCGAATTGCTCCGGGATTGAAAGAGTCCAACCGCTGTAACGATCAGCCGTCATTTGTTGTACCGGACCATTGAGTAAGAAAACTGCCAGTAGTCGTCGGCACGGCAGAGGGTGAACGTCTTGGCCTCGATATCTGCTGTGAAACGCGGTTCCCTTATCCAACCGTCACCCGGACCCGCCCATGCGCACATGCAGCAACCAAAATCGAACCGCTCGATATTATCGTGCGGGTCGAGGTCTTCTTTGAGCGCGATCAGGCAAACCGGGATCGTTTCGTCGGCTTTTTCGAACTTGCAGACGCCAGCAACGACCGGTTCGGAGAACATTTCATAGCTCCGCCATTCTCCAACTTTGACATACTGGAAGTCCTTGCGGAGCAGAGCCGCCGCTTCTGCGGCGACACGCCGAAATGGCGGCCGAGGTCTTTGTGGCTGGCCTTTTCGCCCGCCTCGATGCGCCGCTTCCGCTCCGCCTTGACTGCTTCAGAATCGACTTTCTGCGGGCGACCGCCCTTATTGGCCTGGCACCGCTTCCGCGGCTTGGCTAGCTGCGCAGCCTCGCGGGCCTTACGCTTCAGCCATAATTGCCGGATTTCGCTCCCCGTCAGGCCGCCGCGAAGGTCCTCCTCGGTGATCCACGGGGCGTACTGCTTCAGGGTGGCCCGGTAGAGGATGTCGGCCATTTCCTCGTCGGGCGAATGCTGCTTGCGCCTCTTCACGGCCGGCGCCCGGCGAGCGCGACCACATTGTCGGCTTCGGGGGGCGGCGCGGTGTTCAGCAAGGCGGCCCGCGCCACCGCATCGGCGTGATCGGTGATAAAGGCGGAGTAGGTCCGCTCCAACATGCGGAGCGAGGTATCGTGCTGGGCAGCGACCACCCGGGCAGGGACATTGAGGAGCAGGCTCCTGATGATGCTGCTGTGGCGCAAAGCATACATCGTCGTACCGGCGATGCCCGCGCGCTCCGCAGCCCGGCGATATAGTTCGGCGTGATCTCCTTCGCGGGACGACTGCCACGCGCGACCATCGGAGCGCAGTAGCAACGGCGCATCGAAATTCCGATCGCTCTGGAGCTTAGCCGCGAGCGTCTGCGTAATTGGGATCGGACGCTTGGCGGGTTTGCGCCCACGACCTTTGCGTGACGACGGCATCAGGAGCCGAGGCGGCGCTCCGTTACCGGCTTGCAGGTCAGAGACGACGAGTCGGGCAATCTGATTGAGTCGCGACCCGGTGACAGCGGCGGTTTCGAGATAGGCCCCGAACGCGGAGTCGACCGCATAGGCTGCCGCGATCAGAGCGCGAACCTGATCGTCGTCGAGGCGCTGAATGTTACGGCTGGCAAAGGTCTCGGCAATGCCGGACAACCCGTCGCCCCAGGCGGCGCGATTGAGGATGCGGTGATCGTGCCGAGCGGCGAGATTAAGAGCGGCTTTGGTCGCTCGGCAAAGCCTCACCACGGTCGCAGGTGGCATGCCATCGGCAATCAGGCCATCACGCCATGCGCTCATCTCGCGCGAGGTCAATAAGCCGACCGGCTTGCTAGCGAGCGTCTGCGTCAGATGTTTTCGTATGCGCCCGGCATTGGCGACAGAGCCACCGCGGGCGATCAGATCGCGCTCATAGGCATTGACTGCATCAGCGACGCTTACCGGCCGGCCGGCATCGGCGCGCGCGAGCTTGCGAGCCTTATCGATCGCTTGCCACCAGTCGAGAACATGCTCGCCGTCGGCCGCCTCGAAGTCGTCAGCAAGCCCGACGCGCTTGGTCCAATTGCCGCCCTTGCCGTCAGCAACACGCACCACCCACGTTCCGCTGCCACGATTGCGGCGATAGCCCAGAGCGATGCCAGGGCTTATGCCGGTAAAGGCGTGGGGCTTCTCCCGGACGGGAAGCTTGAGACGGCTGGTACGAGTCTCGATGGACGATGCGCGCGGGCGGCGGGCCATAGGCTGTCTCCTTCAAAGCCTGTCCCGCTTTCTGTCCCGGCGATGGGTGTAGAGAGCGGTATAAAGCCATGAAAGAAGGTAGAGCCTTTTTCCGGTGGTTCAAGGGGTTACGATAACTCCAGAGAATTCCAGATAACGCCATAGAACGATCGCAAGCCTTGACAGGGCCAGCTGCCCGGCCCTTGTTGGCCACCAAGCGTTCGACGGTGGAATCCGGCTGATGCCAAAATCCACCGCAGTTCAACCCTCACAG